GCTATTTCAGCCTTGATGAGCTTGAATCGATACAAGGGCCGGCAGGCTTACGCATTGAGCGCGATATTCATTTCAAGCCAATCAAATTCAGTGAGGTGGCATCATGAACACTCTCAACATGCAGGCAGACGCGCAGCAGCGCAAGATTGTTTCAGCAGCCGTGCGGCGCTCGATTAGTTTCAAATGCCCTAAGTGCGAGCAAATAAGTTTTGATTATCCGGCGCTTTCCCGCAGGGATAACAAGACAAAGATTTGCAGCGCGTGCGGTGTTGCGGAAGCGCTAGCCGATTACGCCAACAATCAAAAATAATCCATCAACGCCCCTTTCGAGGGGCGCACTCAAACCAACAAACGGAGAATGACAATGAGTAAATTTAATTTCAACAGTGAAGAAATAGCAATCCTTCAGCGCTTAGTAGCTGATGAGGTTAGCAGGTGCAAAGAAAATTATTATCATCTTATCGAGAAAATAAACTCGGCTAAATACGAGGGTGAACGCTGGAAGTGTAGCGAGTGGGAATCGCTGGTGCGTTCTTCAGCGAAAACAGAAAGGCAGAAAAAGGTAGCATCTGACCTGTGGATTTATTTAATCGAAGGAAAGCGAAAACAATAAACGGAGAATGACTTATGGAAAATAAGCCGCATGCTGTCCTAGCCGGTCAACATGATGAAACCCTTGAGTGGATAGTTTGCATTGACAACACCACCAAATGCGAGTGCGCAAAGCCCTGGTATAACAACGATCACCAGTGCATGCGCTATTTTCGCAGTGTTCAAAGCGCGATAGCGTTTGAGATAAGTTTTAACCGCAGAAGATAAACCCTGGTGCGTGCTAGCACGGCCGCAAGCTGGCTAGCACGCGGATTCCTAACCATATCGGAGAATGACAGGGTAGGAACAAACAACAATAGGAGAATGACGTTGAAAAAACGAGCGAAAAGATTTGACCCGCCGGAATCAATAACCGGTGCAGATTTCCGCGCGATCCGTGAAAACGTGCTAGAACTCAAGCGCGTGGAATTAGCCGAGTTGATTGGCATCACTGCTCACTCGCTCTGGCGCTATGAATCCGGTGTCAGGCCGGTCCCGCGCCTGCTCGCCATGAATATCCGGCTGCTGGGTGCGATCAAAGGCACTTTCATCGGCCAGCAGTTCGGGCTTTAGGCAATATCTGAACACGCCTTGCAGGGCATCTCTGGGATTCACGTTTTTTTCTTTTGAAAGCAGAATGACTTCTTCGAGTAAGCCCTGCGTGCGCGCGTCCATTTTCCGGTACGCATCCCTGCAAAATCCTGAATATTGAAAAATCGCTTGGCGGTAGTCAGGCAGCGATCTTTCAGACCATCCGCTGATTCCCGCATCTTTTTCCGGCAGATAATTAAAAACATCACGCGGCGTAGGAAAATGACTTAGGCGCATGCAGCAAGAGTCAGCCGACTTCAAGATTTCCGGTGCGCCATAGCTCACCAATAATTTGCCAAGCATCTCCTTCCACTCGTGGTACAGATCGTCCGTGATCTCCTGCTTCTTCGTCCGGTACAGATTGAACTTCGCTAGAATCTTCTGCGTGAATTTCTCCAGTTCTTGATCTTCCATGATTCCTTTCATTATCATCGCGCGCACGGCTAGTATTAGCTTCTACTGCTTCTGTAGCTATATACTGGCTGTGTGTGCTGTGTAAGCTAGAGTGATTTCTTCTTTTACCATGTTCTTCTATGGTCCCCTCATCAGTTGTCAGGGGTCGAAGTGTATACCTCGATCTTTTTCCTGGGCGCGCTTCGACTGTAAGCCAGCCCTGTTTCTCCAGGTTTTTCAACCGCGCACGCACCGTTCTCTGGTCTTTGATACCGGCTCTGAGACTCAAGCCTTTCAGAGAAAAGTTGGCTTCACCGGTTTTCCAGTTCGCGAAACTATAGCAACATAGCGCAATTAAGCGATCATTCGCGTCTAGCTTGCGATCATATAAAATCTCTAGGGGAAACCTTCCGGTTGTCTGCTTCATTCGCTCTCCGTTGATTCTGAGTGTTTTTCAAGACAGTCCTCACAAACCCATGTGCCTTGATATTCTTCATCTTCATCGACTTCTGCTCCACACAAGTCGCAAAGATATGGTTTTTCTGGCTCCGTAGTCAGCCAGATGTCGCGCGCTACTGGATCGTAATCACGCATCACCAAATAGCTCACGCATTTTGTTAAGATCACGCATCCGCACGGTTCTATGACCGAAATCATTCTTCCGGTTGCGCTCTCTGTATTGTTTATTGGAAACCCAGCCGACTAAATCAACTGCACACGTTCCATCTTTTCGCACGCGCCACACTTTACAAAGCACTGACAAATGCGAACTTTCGTACCCTGGATTCCATAGCTGCAAATCCTGGTTATAAAGCCGTTGCGTTGACTTGACCTCGATCTTGTATTTACCCCATTGCATGTCGTAGCCATCATCGCCGTAAGGTAAGTATCCGGTGTTCACGCCCTTCGCTTCTTCAAACGGATGGCGCTCGCTGAACCATTGCTCTACTGCTAGCTCACCAAGCGAGCCAGTAAGATCATCGATAAACCGCTGCCTGCTGCCTTTCTTGCGCCACTGTTTGTTCTGTGACCGGATGCGAGCCATTTTCTTAGCAAGCTCAACCTTTTCTGCATCAAGAATGATTTCAATCAGCCCATGCTTTTCGATGAAACGTGCGCGCTTTTTTCTCTTTATTTCTAAGCGTGATTCTTCAGTGACCACCCATCCCGCAAAATCTATTTCCTGCCGCTGAAAAAATTCTATAACCCTGGTAGGTACAGCAACGCCTTTTTTCAGTTCGTAAGATCCATCTTCCAGTTTGTCGTAGTAAGTTTCCCGCAGCCTTTCCTCAAACTTAGATGGCATCTGATTGGAAAATGTCACGCTCATCGCTTCCTCACGTTTTCTTTCCTGCACTCGCTGATCTTAATCTGGACGCTGCCTTTATGCTCAAAACCGTAGAGCCGCAGAACATGCAGTTCCGCAATCTGAGAATCATCTGCCCAGATACCGCCTTGCCCGCTTGGGATCGCATCGATCAAACACTTGAGAATGCCGTCTATGTCACGCGTGCGCCGGTCCGGTGGATAGCTCACGATGTCAACGGCTAGCATCTCTGATTTCCAGATCGTTTCACCGTGCCAGCCCAGGATCTCTTCAACGTGCTGCTTGTACTGCTTCGCTTCCGGCGATAGATAGATGTTGTTGTTGTGCATGCGCCATATCTTGTTCAGCGCCGGCGGGTAAGGCAGCCACGCTTCAAGCCGCTGGATCATCACGTATGCCCAAGTAAATTTCTGTTAGCTCTTCTTCAGTCACATACATTCTGCGCGAGCCGATATGCTTGTCTTTTGTCAAGTAAATGCAGACCTTGCCCTTGTTAGCACTTGGGACACTGGTTCCTGGTTTCCTGCCGCCGTTGTTGACGTTGTTATAATTCAGCCTGCGAATCTTCTTTAAGTTTTCCCGCGCCATGTGCCTGCGGAAGCACCCGCACGACTTAATGTTCCCAGCCTTGACTTGATCGCGGCGAATGACTTTCTGGTTGCCGCACACGCACTCATACAAGTCATAGGTTTTCGTCCCGCGCTTGGCGAGCCTGCTATGGTGAAACCGGAGAAACTTCAGCATCATTTCCTTTTCTTTTTCTTAGCGCGTGAAGTATTAGGACCGCGCCGGCGATTACTCCGACTATATAGCTGCACGCGAATATTTGAATCAGCATCATCCAGGTTCTTGAAATACCTAACGCTGTAAATGTTGACTTCCTTTTTCCGAATCAGAGCCGTTGCTAGGTGTCGGCGCTCATTTGGGAAAAGATCCTGCCAAACCGGATCGCTGCTAGCGGGTATGCGCTTTTCTAAGCACGCCAGCAGTTCGCCGGCTTCCTCTGCGTTGTCACACACCATCAAAGCATGCCCGCGTGTGAGAGCATCCTTGATGATAATGTCTGCTAGTTCGTCTATCGTTTTCATTCCTGAACGCGCCCACTGACGATAGGAGCAACAGCGGGCGCGCGGAGAGGAAACATGAAAGTAAAAGGCAGCGAGTTACTGAGACTGAGGGCGCGCCACCCGCTGCTGGGCGCGTATAAATTCTTCTGCATCGTCTTTTGTTGGAAACCAACGCCAGACGACTTCTGTGGCTCCATGATGCGAGATGGTTTCAATGACTTCATACATCGCCATGTAACTATCGCGCTTAATCTGGTAGCCATGATAAGGGTAGTTCTGGACGTAGCTCACCGTGCTAAAAAGGGAGCTTGTCTGGGTCTTTGGGATCGACATCTTTCTTGCTGGATTTGGCTGCTGGCTTCGCAGCTTCAGGCTGCTCCAACCGGCGCACGTTTTTCACCACTAAGTCGATTTGATCTGGGTTATTCTTGCGCGGCTGGTTCTTAACCTTGACCAGACACTTCTTGCCCCAGGTGGACGACATGAAGGACTGCAACTCCTGCGGGTTTTCGAGCGGCTGCGTGCATTCAAAAACACGACAGAAGCGTGCTAGCCCTTCACGTGCGATCTGCACGGCCATGTCGTTCTTGTTGACAAGGTTCAAGCGATCCCAGATCATGCGGCCTTCAAACTGCCCGCCGAATATCGAGAATTCGATTTCCAGATAGTTCCCGCCGCTTGCGGAATCTTTCCAGGCGCTTGAGTTGACAATGCAAGTGTGTTCACCGTCAGGGATCGGATCGTAGTTCGTCCCTGCTAGCTCTTCGTGTGGATCAAAAAATGGCATTTAAATCTCCAAAGAAGGTTGATCAAAATTAGGCAGCGTGTGAGTGGCGCTACCGTTGGCTTTGGCTTGCGCGAGTGTGATCGCACGCACCCATATTTCACCGTCAATCACGCGGAATTTGTCACCGGCAAGTGCTTGGATTGCGAGAGGAACCCAAGGCTTGAGTTCATCTGCGGCGCGCTTGGTTTCCCAATTCCAGACCGTGTTGTTGTCTACACCGGTTGCATCCGCGAATTCCTTCCGGCTCATACCGATTGCGTTTCTCAACATTTCTAGTTCCGCTCCTGTCATAATTATTCTCCGAAATAAGCGGTGATGTGATTCCGAAAAACCTCATAATCCAGCGGCATCTCATCCGGTAGATCGTATCGGTTCTTCGCATGGTAAGTGGGCGAATCATTGCAATACATCCGGCGCTCGCCCCCGCCCGCACGCTTGCGGACACCGCCGAAATCCTTTTTCTCTGTGGTTACTGAAATTTCCTGCTTTGCGAATAAAACGCAGTCAGCCCATTGATACATTTTCTCTGCGGCCTTTGCGTTGAGTGCTAGCTGGTACTTGCTGTAAAGATGCGCGGTGGGATCTTTCATCTCTTTGATGCTGGCGTGGCAGATCAAAACGATGTTCATGCCCTTGGCGCGGAGTGCTTCCATGTGCTGCACTAGCTCTTCAAAGTAGCTGAGTGCCTGCACGTAGCCTGCACCGTACTGAAGATCACCGATGCTGATGCAGCCGCGAACTTGACAAATATCGATGTGCATCAAGCGCTCAAGCCAATCGAGCGAATCCAGCACGATGGTTTTATAATCATGCTCTTCGGTTGCTAGCTCTGTCAGCGTGCTAAGAACTTCTGACCAGGGCTTGCCGATCAGCGGGATGCTCGCGCAGTCAATACCACCCAAGCCGCCTTCTATATCCAGGATCAGTGACTCTTTCCACTGTGATGCCCAGAAGCTTTTGCCGATCCCGCCTGGGCCGTAAACGATGACCCGAAGCGGCCGTAGCTGCTTTCCGGTCAATACTTTTTCTTGTAAGCTCATTGCTCTTCCTTTTTGATTTGTTTCGCGATCTCTGCTGCTTCCTCGAAAAGCTGATCCTTAGATAGTCCGGCGCGTGTGACTGCATCTGCTGACTGCATCTCCTTGATGAAGTCCGGCATGGTGCGCACTAGCAGCAGCATGGCTCGCGTGTTCTCTTCCAGCGCCGTGATCAGTCGCTCATGTTGTTCTTCAGCCACGGATGCACTGAGCTAAAACGTCCGTAAGCCGGCCGCCATGTTCTTCATGACAGCGCTCGAAATAACTACAGTTCTTCTGACTACAGAACTTAGAATCCCGATTGATCGGGAAATACTGTGCCTTGACAGAGCGCTCGTGCATTCGCGCAACTTCTAGCACGTGTGCTAGGTCATTCTCCGTAATCGGAATTGCCTGCACTTGCCACTCTGGTTTCTTCTTCTTAACCAGCACGCGCACTTCGCACTGCGGGATGATTTCGGTTCCCTGCATGCACATCCAGGCAAGGGCGTAGACCGACATCTGGAATCGATAGCTGTAGCTGGGTTTTGGAGAAACAGAGCGCGCGGCTGTCTTGACATCAAGAATCAGCGCGGATTCATAGTGTTCTTTCTGACCAAATACAGAGCGCTCTGCGATGCAGTCAGCAATGCCGATGATCTTGCGATCCAGACCATGAACGCGCAGAACCATGTCGTGCTGAATGGCGCGCACCTTGAAGTCAATCATGCTCTTGTATTGCTCAAAGACATCATGCTCGACAAAGCGCGTTGCCATTTCGTCAATACTGTCCCATTCCTCTGCTTTCAGTTCATCGCCGTGCGTGTAGCGCTCTGATTCGATTGTCTGGAAAAGAAAAACTTCAGGCTTTGCCGGCAGACTTGGTTCCATGACATTCGTGTGAATGCTATTGATGGCTTCATCGACTGCGCGGCCAATGATCAATGCTTCTTTCGTTTTTTCGTGCAGCTTCTTCACGTACCGGTATGCGTATTGTTGTCCGCAATCCTGGTATTTCCGAAACTGACTTGGGCTGTAGTGATCCATTTATAGATCCTCTTCCCAGATGGTGTATTCCGGTTCATCCGGCAGAACCGTGATCTTGCCACCGCGCTCCAGATAAGCTGCCACGGCAGCCTTGATCTCTGTCCTGGTTCTTGGTGTGCGTGTGCGTTTTTTCATGGTTGCTTCCTTTTCTATGTATGCACTGAAACCCTGGAACCGGCTTGGAAACATCTTCTCCAGCCAGCGCTCCAAAGTTTTCTTCCTTATCTTCAGCCCTTCAGCCAAAGCTGCATGAAACTTCGGCCGTGGGTAATGACTACCGCGCAACCAGCCCTTGATCGTGGGCGTGGGAATGCCGGTAGCCTTAGATAATGTCGAGCAGGAAAGACCTAGCTTATCCGCGCGACTACGCAGCGGATTGGATTTCGGGGGAGCCATCCATAGCTCTGGTGCTGTCCATGCTCTTGCTTGCCGCCTGGAGTGCCTGAGAGCGGCTTGCAATCAACTCCAACGCAGTGCGGCGCACGCGCTGAATGAACGCTTCATTTAATGCACGGCTTACTTCCGGCACTGTTGAGTCACAAGAATTCGCTACATCCTGAAGCGTAATTCCTGACTGTTTTAAAATTTGTTTGACTGTTAAATCCATATCTCTTTATATGTTGCAAAGCTTGTTGCAATAATCTTTGCAGGTAAGCTATAGCGAAGTTGCGCGATTGTCAAACATTTTTTTAATCTTTATGGAAGCAAATGAAATCCGTGCGGCTAGGGAAGCCCTTGGATTGACAGTACAGGAAGTATCTAACCGGCTTGGCGCGCCTTACAGCGCCGTACACCGCTGGGAAAAAGGTGAGAATAAGCCCAGCGCCAAATATATCGCAGCACTGCGCGATTTATTTGATGGTAAACAAACTGCTGGAGAGAAGTCAGAGATTGATTTCTTGAAGCAAAGGATCGCTGATTTAGAAAAGCAGCTAGAAGATCAGCGGGAAATTATTAACGTCTTTAAGGCTGCACTGGAGACGATAGCTAAGAAATGAGGTGCGATGATGAACGAAGAAGAAATGCGAACTATTGCTAAACAAGCATTAACTTTTTATGAAAGGAAATATGAGCAGACCGAAAAAGCGCTGGAAAGTCGAAAAGGCGCGCAATCGAATAGTAGGTTATATCCACAGAGATGGGAAACCGGCAGCACGCCCAACGCTGGCGCTTCTCAAGGAACTGGATGACCTATCAGAACAGGAAATAAGCCTGCTGCTGGCAGAGCGGTATCAGAAAGCGCTTCTGAAGTATGAAGATGGCGCAAAGAAAGTAAGCCCAACTAGGTTCAGTGTGGCATCGCAGATTTATATTAATGAAAAAATCTGGTCAGGTGACACACAACCCTATGAAAGCACTTTTCAGAAGCTGATCGATGTTGTCGGAGACTTTGAGCTTGCTGCCTGGGATAACAAGCTGAATAAAAAGTTTGTGCAGGCGTGCGAAGCTAAGAAGCTATCTGATGCCACGATTAATAAGCATCAGCGGCATTTACAGTCATGCTTTAACTGGCTGCACGAATACCGCGATGATCTTCTTGAGAAACCGATCAAGATTCAGAAAAAAATCATCACCACACGCATCAAGCAGCCTGACGGCGAGCCGACTGTGTGGAGTGCTGATCAAATCAACGCGTACCGGCAAGTCATTGACGACACAGGCAACCTAAACTACATGAGGGTGTTCATGCTAGCACGGTATCAAATCATGCGCCTGGGTGAGATTTGGAGCTTGCCGATCCAGCGCATTGATCTGAAGAACGGTTTCATTATCATTGACAACGTGCAGGACTTTCCCAAGGAAGGAAAACTGTTCAGGGTCAAGAAAAAGCAAACGCGGAAAATTGAGATTCATCCAACGCTGCTGCAATGGCTACGCTACGACATGCTCGCGCGCCAGCCAGAGGAAAAGTGGTTTCTGGATGACGGTCATGGAAGACCGGCGTTTGCCTACAGCAATAGTGTTTCTGCTGCGTTTCGTAAACTACGGAATGCTGCCGGCTTGAAAGGCGATCCGCTTCACTGTTTGCGGCGCACCGGTATCACGGAAATGCTCGCCAACGATGTGCCTGCGGTCAAAGTCATGGCGCTCGCGGGTCATTACTCGATTGACACAACGCTTGCCAGTTACGTCAATCGCTCCGCGCTGGAAGGTTCCCAAGCTCTAGCCAAAATCTCCTAGTTTATGCACTGGTTTATGCACTCACCTCGCAAAGTCTTGCTGTTACTGGTTTCTTAAAGTCTTCCTAATCCCTAGCTCTGCGTTCGAGTCGCGGCGGGAGCGCCAGTAATAGCAAGGCATTGCGCCTTTTACAACGAAGAAAAGTTTTTGCGCTCAATTTGCGCTGTAGGTGTTTATGAAGGTAGTTTTTGCGCTGTGAAGTGGGGCGCGCCAGGGAAGGAAAGAGCAAAAAACCTGGCGCTTGGGAGTAGCCCCTAATCGGTTAGACCTGGAAAATACTCTGCTTTTCTGGACTTCGGATTCTTGACCATACGGAGAACTTCTTTCCGGTTTTCACCGACAGAGTTATAGCTAACATGCACCCAACCGCTGTTCGGTCCTTCCGGCTTGCCGGTGATCTTGCTCACTCGATCCGGCTGATAGTTTTCCAGGATAAGCTGATCGAATTCCAGATTGTCGCGAATCCATTCTGCTAGCTCCAGGTTGCTAACTTCTTCGCTGACAATTTCGATATCGGCTGCTGCGCCAGTATGATCTCCGAAACAGCAATGCTGTGAATTTGGCGATCCGTTGACAAGATCATTCAGCGGCCTGGATCTAAAGCAAGAATTCACTTTAGTCGGGCCAAACTTATCACGCACTTTTTGCAGCACTTCAATTGTCAACGTGGTGAGTCTAGCAACCGCGTTGTTGTCCAGATGCTCCTCCTGGTCTATGCCCGCGTGCAGAGCAGTAGGGCTGTAGACCAGTTCTTGAAGACTGAAGTTTTTAGTGATCCGCATAGCTAGAAGATTATCCCTTGACCAGATCCATAAGGGATTTGTGAGGGTGGCTAGCATCATCATTGACAGCGCTATCCAGCGCTTCTTTAACTTCTTTTGGAAGCTCGTCAAGATGCTTTTCTAAATGTTCGCTTGCTAGGCTCTGGGCTTTGTCTAGCACCATGCCTTTGAGCATGTTAGCCACGGCGGGCAGGATGAGGTTGAGCATGTCGCTCCTTTCTTGTTTAGGGTTGAAAAAATCATAGAAGAATTTAAGGTTTAACTGGAGCATCTGCTTCTTTCTGTTCTTTACCGTTGTTATTGTCGTTGTTGTCAGAAGTGTCGCTCTTGGGATCGCCGTACATAAAGCTGCCAATCTGCGATATTAAAACTGTGAGCGCGCCAATCACACTAACTAGCAGCGTGCTAGTTTTGTCATCCATCGAGATTGGCTGGTACATCAGCGAATAGATGGTAAATGCGTAGATGCTAAGAATTAAGATTGCTAGCAGGAACCGGAAGCTAGCACGCCGCAGAACAATCTTTTCTGTGACGGTAAATTCTCTTTTGCCGTTTTTCGCGGGCGGATCGCTGCGCGTTATCTTCTCTATCGTTTCAGCCATTTTTCCT